TGTTTGGTGGAGAATACGAGGCTCGAACTCGTGACCTCTTGCATGCCATGCAAGCCTATACCAATCCGATATAACATACTAACATCTTCTATTATAACCGCTTACAAACACACATCACCGCAATAAATTTCAAAGCGTAAAACATTCGAAAATCAAATGCGGAATTTCGCCCATTTGACGGCATCCCACGCCGGCACAAAGATAGGACAATTTATTTCCGTATCGTTATAAATTCTGCGTCGATAATTTCGGCGTGCGGGTTGTGGTTGACGATGGACTGGTCGCGGGACTTTACGCGCTTCGTGCGCCAAAGAAACCCGAGGAACCGGGCGTACTGCACACGCTCCACATAGGTAATCCGGTCGCGGCTGTTGATCTCGGCCTTGTAGCTATTATCGGGGAAAATGCAGCACGAGAAATCGAGCCATTCGTCGTGATGTTCGGCGCACCTCGCCGGAACCTCGGCGGACCCGTCGGGCGTTACCTCGACAAAAACGGTATCACGAGCTTGCCCCTGCAAGCGGTAGATGGTTTGCTGTTGCACCTTGGTCAACTGCTCCAGCTCCCGTTTTTTGACCCCCATGTCTTTGATCAATGCGGCATCGTCGGCGCGGTACCGCTCCAATTCCGCCACCCGCAACTGCAACTCACCCACCCGGACGGCCTGCTCGCCGCTCTTTGTTTCGTAGCGTTCGATCTCTCCCAGCAACACCTCGGTGTTGTTGCGGTATGCGTCCCGCTCCCGCCGCAACCTTTTATTTTGCAGCAGCAGGATCACGAGCGCCGCAATGATGGCCAGCGCCACCGACGCAACAATCAGATACTTTTTCATACTCGGCCGAAGTAACGGATCCAGTTGAACGATCTGCGGCCGCAAATGTACTGGTTATCCCCCTCGTTAGCGTGTGCCTCCATTTCAAACATGGAGGCGTAATAGGCCGCATCCGCCGCCGCTGTCGCCGAGAGTTTCCGCCGCACGGCGTTGAATACCCACGAAATCCCTGCCTCTACAAAGTAGATGACGTAGTAGAGCAGGAGCGCCACGATGAACGGCCAAACGGCCCAGCCGAACGCCAAGGACAGAACAAAGGCGACGACCATCGCCGTGGCGGTGACCTCCATATATTGCTCGACGTGGATGGCCTCGTGGTTCACCGATTTTGAACTCAACGGCTGTGCCCTCTTGCGCTTCGTGCAGATGAAGCCGAAAATCATGGCTGTTTCGTAGCCTTTACGCCATAAAAGTAGGCGGGCCGCAAGACTGTTGTAATAGACTTTTCTCATGGTTAAAGTGATTTTACGATGTTTGCCACGGTGTCGATCACCGAGGCCATAATAGCGGCGTAATTCGGCGCCGTGGCATATTTTGCGCCCGTGTTGTCCACAAGGCGGCGGGCGTACTCCTTGGCATCGTTCCGATAGGGCCACGCGTCGGCGTACATCGGTTTCTTCAGCAATGCCAGGTGATCGTCGAGGCATGCGTCCACGGTCGGATACACACGGAAAAGACGGTACACGCGATATTTGTACCGATCGGGCGCAACCTGATCGACCGACACGACCCGCTCGGGGGCCTTGAACGTCACGGTCGGGGTTTTGAAGTACTCGGTTGTCAACTCCAGCGATACGGGACCGGTCCAGCTCCCTTTCGTTATTCCGAAAATGTTGTTGCCGATCCCTCTGATTTTCCAGCCCGTTTCCAGCGCCGCCTGCGCGGTCACGAAAAGAGGATTAACCCCTCCGGCCTCGGCCAGTCGCGCCGCCGCCGGGTACACTTTTTTGACAAATTCGATCTGCTCTTTACTCATGTTGTTCGTGGTTTTTGGTGTGGTTTTCTTGTGATCCAAATGGTGGTTCGCGGTCGGGACAATTCACCTTGCAGCACTTATACAGCGTTAATACGGCTCTTTGAGACGTCAAACCATTGACTTGTGAACGCAAGTCTCCGATCGTCTTGTATAGGCCCTCGATTTTGTCGCTTTGGGAATTGACCTTTGCCTCGGATCGCTCGTACAACTCCTTCCACTGCGACGATACGGTGGATTCATTGGCCAGCTCGGCCGCCCTTTTCTTGTGCTTCCGGTCAAAGAAGATCCCAATACCTCCGCCCGCACTAATCGCGGCCACTGCCGCGCTAATGATCGTTGTCCAATCCATATTTCCCCACATATTTTTTCAAAAAGACCGCCGAATCATTCGAGTGGCAAAAACCGCCTCGTTAAACCCATGGCAAAAACCGACGGGATAAATTCAGGGCTAAAATAGTTTAATCGTTCTCTTAAAGACCGCCGGATCATTCGAGTGGCAAAAACCGCCTCGTCAACCCCATGGCAAAAACCGACGGGGCAAATCCAGGGCATTATTAGGTCAAAATCGCGTACTCTAATTCTCCGTATGAGGCGCTACACAATACTTGAAATTCGGTTATATCACTTACCTGAACCCCATTCTTGAACACCGCAAATCCGAGGTTTTTTATCGGGAATTTTTTATAATCTTTCTCGACCGTTTCAGGGTTATCAAAATCCGCCTTTTCAAGATTATAGTTCAGGCCGAAAGATATGCGGGTATTTTTAAGCGCCGAATCGTATGAGAACATCCAACCCACGATGTGGCCGAAATCTGCACGGAGATTGCCCGCGCTTGTGTTGACCAGCGTCGACTCCTTAAATTTTTCTATGCCAAATTCGGTTATCGTATCGCCAAGCGTATTACCTGCGAAACGGATGGGTGTAAACGCGGTATCTTGCACCTGCCCGATAGGCAAACCATGCTTGGGATGTCTCCATGCCTTGGATATTTTACGCACCTTTTTGCCGTTCTCTAAAAACTTGTAGCGCCCTTTGCTGCGGCGGAAAAGATAAATCTTGTAGTCGGCCACATTGTCGGTTTCCTCCACGCCATAAAGTGATACGATCGGGTATATCCCCTCATCCGCTATGTCTCCGGTTTTGTAGTTGTCGATTGTGAGTGTGATGGGATATTTTGGTGCCTCCACGGGCATTTTCGCCATGCCGGCGCCGCTGATCTCCCACGAGCCTTTGATAGTCATATATTCGGTTTTATCGATCGGCTGCCTAACCTTGCGTGCGAACAAGCGCCCATCGGCCGCCAGCAGCCCAAATTCGCAAATGGATTTTCCCGCGCCGTCCATGTAGCCAAAGGTGAAATTGAAACGCACGGTGTCGGGCGCGGGGTACTCGACCGTCTGCACCTCCACGATTGTGGGGTCAGTGATGGACGTGTCGCCCTCGGTCGGCGCGGTTCCGTTCGTTCCCGCCGCGACCTTGGAAATGGCCGCATTCGGCATGCCCGCCAGCGCCTCGGCGGCGATTTCATAGGCCCCGTTTACGATTTGGTTGCTTTGGCGCATGCTCCACAACTCACGGCCTTGTTGATCGTAGGCGATCAAATGCAATACGCCGTCTATTGGTTTTATGGTCTGTTTCATCGTTAGAAGTCTGTGAGATTATTCGATCCCATGAGAAAGTAACCTGTGCTTGTTTTCGCCAAAATAAGACTGACATAACCGCCTTGGCCGTAAAGTTTAATATTATCGGATCGGGACGTACGACCATTGAACTCGCTGTATACCTGTACGTCGACAGTTATAGTATCTCCACTTGAAAAGACTAAAATGGGTATTATCGCCGGCATGGTTGCGAATTTCGCCTGATCTATGGCGGCGCTATTACACGCGATTATTAGCTGCGCCGTGGGATTGGGCGATGTCGCATTTTGTACGTCGATCGCTCGTGTCGTCCAATATCCAAAGGCCGGTTGATAGTCAACGATATTTGTAAGCGGAATTGAAAATACCGATGATATGCTGATAGCTTGAGTCGCGGCTATTACGCAACTTGCCTCATTTTGGGCGAGTCGCAGCGAATCGACTGCACCTCTCTCTAACACCCGCGCTCCGATCGTCTCGTCTGCGAAAATATCCCCGTCATCCAATCCCCCCGCTGCGATTTGGTCGGATGTAAGGGTCTTGTATGCTATTTTCGTCGCGTCGATTTTATTTGCGCCAATCGTCGGATTTGGGAACGTGCCGGTAAGATCACCGCCGGCTATCTCGGGGATCAAGTCTATGACTTTCCCCAAAAACTCCCTGACCTTCGGCTCGGTAATCTCGCCGGTGTTGTTGTCGGGAAAATACTGTTCGAGCAGTTCCTTTAAGTCCTCTTTCTGTGCCATATTTTTGCCTTTTTATTTGAATCCATGGTTAAACCCAGCCGAAAACGCGCGTGGGCGGGTGGTCGCGTCGATATAAAGCCAGTCGTTGCTGTTAAGGTATATCGTGCTGCGCTCGATTCTCTGATAATAGCCTATTTCGACCAGGTGCGACCGTTCATTTTTGTAGAACTCGACGAACAACCGGATTTTCCGGCTCTCCTCGGCGGTGATGTGGCGACTATCGGGCGCCTCAACGAATACACGGAACCGCGCCCAGTCCTCGGGACTCTCGGGGCCGCCAGGCTGGGCGATGACTCCCTCCTCCAAAATGACGATCGGGAACCCCACCGTGCGGCATGCCTCACGTATCGCCCACGGCGTGCCGATGAACTTGTGCAGCGCGATGGATTTCTTGATGATGTCCCGTTGCTGCTGCTCGGTCTCGGCCATGCCAAACCCCTGCAGGCCGTCGATGTCGAACTGATCGGCAAGGTACGGCAAGACGCTCGGGGCTACCGTGTCCACCAAGTATGGCAGAAATTCCGATAAGTCCCAGTTGTCCCACCTATCGGCCACCAGTTCCGAAAAGGCCCTCGCCAGTTCGTTGTCGGAAATCGCGCTTGCTATGACGTTTTTATCATCCACGGTTAAATCCTGTTACGTTCACGGTGATGGCCGTGCAGTTTGGAAATTGTTCATCCGATATGATCAGGTTCGCGGCGGGCGCAACGACCGTAACGTCGTACACGTTGGCCAGCCGACACGTTTGGGCTATGTGCGACCGTATAATGTCCAATCCGAGTTTTTCACGCTTCGCCGTGGCATACTCTTCCAAGGCGCTGGAGATACTTTCCCGCTCGGTCGCGGCATCGGCGCCGTCGTACAGCACCACGTCCACCGTGATCGCGTAATCTTCACGTTCTGGCGCCGACACAATCACCGTGTCCGTGAGCGGTCGCACATTCTCGGCGCTGCACACGTCGTACACATCCGTGATCACCTGCGCGGGTGTCTCGTCAACCTCGGTCAGCGGAACGATCAGCACGGTGCCGGGCACCGGTGACGACACCGACACGTCGGTAATCATGGCGTTGGCACTTTTCGCGTAAAACTTGTAGCTCGATCGAGAGCCGGCAGACGAATATTGCGATGGCGCCAGCTTGATGCGCTCGCGGAGCTGCTCGTCGCTTTCCACGTCGGACCCGCCGCCCGTGACGTCGATATTCTCCACCGTCGACACGAACGCCAGCGGGTCCAGTATTTTGTTGATCGTCCCGATGGCATACCCGTTCCCCACCTTGCCAGCAACATCGGCCAAAACAGCTAATTCTATGGTCATAGTGGTGGGCGCGATCACGGCGTCGTCTACCGTTCGGAATATCGCCACGCCGTCGCTGCTCGATACGCGGGTTCCCTCGGGGATCAAGACGGAGCCATGGCCCGCAACAAGGGTGAAGCGGACGGTGCACCCCGCGCTGGCCGCCGGAAGACGCTCTACGGCGACCAATCCCGCGATGTAGTCGAGGATCGGCGCCGTGCTGAACTGGTAGAGCATTTGCCGTATGCCCGCGTTAAAGCGGTTCACAAGTAGCGTTTCGCGGAACACCACGAAATTGAGGATCAACTGCTCGACCTGTGCGGGTTGCAACTCACGCCCCAGCAGCTCCTCCAATTTTGCCTTGCTCTCCGCCATGATCACGGCAGGATCCCGTTCCACAAATGTGGGTGTGTTGGTGTCAATAGCCATTATATGATCGTTGTTATCGTTATCTGTTCTGCCGATCCGACCACCGTGCCCTCGATCTTAAAAACCGTATGGACGGCATCGTTGCGGCTCGCGGTGATGCGGGTTACTTCAAGGCGCTTTTCCCACCGGCCGATGGCCGTGGTGGCTTCGTATATGATCTTCCCCATCACCGACGGCAACGGCTTATCCAAATACTGGTAGACATTGCTTCCGAACTCCGGGCGCAACGGATCGCTGCCCGGAATGGTCGTCAGAATGATGTTGATGGACTGCACAATATCATCCACCCCCTCGACGATCTTCGCGGGATCTTCCATACTGACCTGCCAGTTGCGTGCATCATTCGGCGCAATCATACGGCACTTGCGATTATGGTTCCCGTCACCGGTCCGGCGGCATTCGCCAGCGTGATCACGGCGGTATTTACCCCATCGACGATCGCGGCAGCCACCGCGTTCGTGATGGCCTCGGCAATACGATCGGCGGACGCCTCGGGGTTGTCTGTTTTATCTCGTTCGGCGAGCATGGCGGCCTTGATCGCCGCTTTCAATGCTGATTTCTGTACGGGCATACGCTTATGGTGTTGGCGGCCCCGACACGCCTGTGCTGGTCGGGTGCTTGTGTGTTGTCAATTTTATCTCCTGCGGGCCGGCGGTAACTT